GGTACCAACGCCAACGGATGCTGAGGGTTGCACGTTGGTTGACCCAAGACAAAGGGCGTTCACTGGAAATCAGTGAACGCCCTTGAACGTTATGGCCCCAGCTGGCGGAAATTGAACCCGCGTTCGCACTAGGCTGCATACGGGTTCTCGTTCAATCAGTGCGAAAGCCGTGCGAACTTAAAAAACCGACCGACACCTACTGACACCAAAAGCAAAGAGCCCCGGCACCAACTGCGGTGCCGGGGCTCTTTGCTTTTGCGGGCCTACACGCCATTCCCTGGCCTTGACACAACAATACTGTATAAATTTACAGTACCGCTATGCGAAGCGAATCAGCTCTCTCCCGGCGCGACGCGGCCAGGTCGGCGGTGCTTAGCCAGTGGCTGATCTGGACGACAGAGAAAGACCACCCCTCGGGCTTCCCAAGCTCCGAAACCGACTTCTGCACGTTCTACTCGTTCATGCGCAGCTGGCACCCCCACCTGCTTACAACGGGCAGGTGTGAAGAACAGGCCACACTGCGCGCAATGATCAATGCAGACGGGCAGCCCTAGGCTCACTGCAAAGTCAGCGCCCGTGCGTCAAACACATCTGCAGGAGCAAGCTTGAGCAGGGCTTGCGCATCCCGGACTGTTCCGGCCAGCCACCGATCCACGTCCGCAAGCTCGATCGGGATCACGCTACGTTTGTCTTGCTGATCCGCCGGCAGCTTGGGGTCAGGCTTGTGCATCCGCCGCATCAGCGGGTGAGAGTCGGCATTGATCGTCAACATGGTGTAGCTCTCGTGCACTTCCCCTGTCGCATGGTCCACCCAGGCGTTCCACAGGCCAGCCAAGCCCCATGGTTGCCCGTCCGCACGCCGGAACCTCCACCACACATTCTTGCCTGTCTCCCAGCACGGCTCGTCGAAATCCATGGCGGGGATGATGCAGCGCTGACCGCGGTGCCAAGCGTCCTTGTAACTTGCCTTCTCCGCCACTTCTTCGGAACGAGCATTGTTCGTGCTGAATGTGAGCTTTGCCGACTTGGCCCAGGGCGGTATCAATGCCCATTGCCCAGCCACCAGCTCGCGCTCCCCACCTGCTCCACGAATAAACGGCCCTTGACCGCGCGGATGGAGGGACTCATCCCACCATCGCAGTGGGTTCTGCCGTCCGACATGCCACGCTCGCTCAATGTCAGCCTCGGCCGGCGAGGTGTAGCGATTGCACATATGGACTCCCATAGCTCACGCTGAGACGGAGATAGTGCCCACAAACTTTAGGCGTTACAACTAACTCACGCCAAAAGCTGTATAAAACAACAGTATGTGGTGCACCATCTATCAGCTGTATCGTGACGGCACGAGACTGCCGCCTGAGGTTGCGCAGTCCAATGGCATCTATGGCTGGCTGTACATGCACTCAAAGACGCCAGTGGTCGGCATGCCTCTATGCAAGGCCTATCTGCTGACCGGACCGGATGCTCCCACTGTGCCGGAGCTGATCAAGCCGCTTGAGCACTGCCACCTCAAGCTGATCAATGGCGGCGGCCTGCGACTGAGTGGACAAGAGTGGAGTGTCGACCAACGACACATAAGACAAAGCTGGTGGTGCGTGCCAGGTACAGCACTGGGGCGAACGTACGATGCACAACCCTAGTCACCCAACCCTGCTGCGCACGCTCGGACGATATGGCTTCCCCAATGGGCGCACCCTGCCCGGCGGCGTCAGCGACTACATGGCTGAAGAAGTCCACACTGAATGGGTGCTTGTGGTCACCGCAGAGAATGAGCTTGTGCATTTCGGACCTGGCCCAGCTAATGTTGTGTGCTCCCCGGCACCGTTTTGAACTCGAGTACCGAACGCAAAAAAACGCCCCGACACCAATCAAGGTATCGGGGCGCTTTCAGTTCAAATGCATAAGAACTAAAGAAGATCTTATTTTTTCTTTGGCACTGCAGGTTTCAGAGCAGGGGTATTCCCGGGGGTATCCTTATTGTCACGACGACGCTGATCAGGCTTCCCCGTTGATTTGGCGATTGGTTTAGGACCTGGCTTAAGATTCATAAGACACCTCCTTTAGTTGGTGTAACGCATAGTATCAGTCACGCCCAAACTTTTCCAGCAGTTTCCGGTCTGCAGCCACCTGCCCGCGCAGCAGACCTATTTCTGCATTTCTCTGCTCGACCAAGTGGCTAGCTTCGACAACCAGGCCCGCGCCTTCGCTTGCCAGGACTGCGAGCCTTCTGTGCCGATCTGCGAGATCTCGGCAGGCAGCGGCGTCACTGGCAAGCTGGGCGCTGCGGGTGGAGGCCGCGCTGATGGCGTGCTGCAGGCTTGCAATACGGGCAGTATCAGCAGCACGGCCAGCCTCCAGCTGCACCAGTTTTTGCGTGTAGTCATGGGTGTTTTCCTGTTGGACGTGGGCATGCTGCAGCAGCGCGCCTGCTTTGTTTTCCGTGGCCACCTGCGATTGCTGCGCCTGCGCCACCTCTTTTCCTGACTGCTCGGCCTGCACCCGGGCCGCTGCGGCATCCGACCGCCAGCCCTGTGCTGTCCAGCCCGCAGCAAAGGCTCCGGCCAGCAACAGGGCAGCCATGATGGTTTTGCTGTGGGTCGTCATGCCAACCCACCTTCGCACAGCTGGCGCTCGGCCGCACGGCGGCGCACTAGGCCCGGCAGCTGCTTGCCGCCGGCATAGGTCCAACGGCTCAGCTCGGCGCACGCCCCATCCATGTCCCCGGCATTGGCCTTGCGCACCAGGGTGGAGCCGCAGAAAGCCCCCTCCCCGACGTTGAAGGCAAACGACAGAAACGCGGCGCGCTGCCCATCGGTCAAGGGCTGGCGGATGCAGCCCAGCGCGTCCGCATGCTGGGCCAGGTCTTGGTACAGCATGGCCTCGCATTGCTCGCGCGTGAAGGTCTGCCCCATGCGCAGCTCGGGCCCGGTGTGACCAGTGCACGCGGTCACGATGCCGATGGGGTCCTGGTAGGTGCGCAGCACCGTGCCTTCGTAGCTGGCCACGAAAGGCACCACGGCCGCAGCGGCTGCCGCACCAATGGCGGCGATCAATTTCTGCTTGTAGTTCATTTCGGGTAGATCCCCCCGCGTGCTGCGTTCCATGCGGCAGTAAGGGCCACGCCCAGGGCCACGATTGCGGCCATGGGCCGGGCCAACTTGCCCAGCCAATTCAGCACCTTGAACGCACCCTTCATGGCAATAAAGAGCTCCAGCAGGTCTGCCAGCTGCTGCCTGAGCTCGTGCAGCTCTTTGCGCGTCTGCTCCAGCTCACGCGCGATCGAGCCCTGCCCGCGCTCAATCTCTGCCATGCGCGCGCTGCCGTCATCAAAGCGCTGATTGATCTGCTGCACAGTGCGCACCGGCAGCTCGTTTCCCCACTCGTCTTGCATACACCCCCCTTACCCCCCAACCGTATTTCAGGGGGCGTTTATTGAAAATCTTCTGGTTCACTGCGGCTGCATGGCCGCCACAATTTCTGCTTTGCGCTCGGGCGTCAGAAGCCCCTTATCAACCAGCAGAGCCAGGCCCAGCTCAGTCTCCGCGTCCTCGTAGCTCCAGTAGGCAGCACCCAGCAGGCGGTCATAAAGTAGCTTGACCACCGGGTCTTGCATGGTTGCCATCACCACGGCCAGTTGCTCGGCAGGCGTGAAGAGATCGAGCTTCTGATTGCCCACAAAGCGAGGCCACACGACTGCTTGCGCACCTGCGCCCCAAGTGCCATCCGCCCGCGCGACGCTGCCCACATCTGGACGCTGCTCTTGCATAACAACCCATCCCTCGGGACAGTCGCCTCCCACTTGCTGCAGGCTTTCGCCCACGATTGCGAAAACTTGCATGCTTACCCCTTCACCTTGTTCACGCGCACTCGGCATGGCAGCGGATTGATAATGTTTCCCGTAATGCCAAATGGGTTGCCGTCATAAGCACTGGAGACCATCAATGCAGCGCTGCCGGTCTGCACCACAATGGTGTCTGCATGCTGGCGCGCCAGGATGCCAAATCCGTTGGTGGTGGAACCGGTTCCATCAACCGTGATAAAGCCCCCGACACCTCCCCACGCGCCGCCGTACTGCAGCTGCACTTCGCAGATGACGCCAAGGCCAGGAAACGGATTTGCCAGCACGTATCGGCTATTGACGGCCACAGTCGCAGGCGATGCCTGGGATCCGCCGTTGGGGTAGATGTAGGTTGAACCAACCGCCGAATCGATCAACTCTTGAATCTTGGCCAGCACCCACGTTCGGGATGCCAGGACCCTCCAGGCACCAGCCACTCGGTCCCAGAACTCGGGCTTGTAATCTGCAGCATCCTGCGTGTTGCCGCGGACGGGCAGATATCCCGCCGGGATGCTGCCGGCTGCTGGCCGCTGGGCATCACCACCCTCGGGCAGCAATGCCGCGCCGGCGGCGGCTGTTTGCAGCACGCGCTGGTCCAGCGCAGCCTGCAGGCCGGCGACAGTCGCAATCGCCTGCGTGCCAGTGTGGTTAGAGCGGTCACGCAGGGCAACGGGGTTGATGGACTGTGCGTAATCGCCCGCAGCATCCCGCGCCGCCTGGGCCTGTTGCATTGCCAGCTGTGCGCCATCGTTGGCCTGCGCTGCACCAGCCGCCTCGCCCCCCGCAGCATCGCGCGCAGCTCGGGCCTCGTTGCGGTAGCCCATGGCTGCATCGGAATCTGCATGGGCCGCAGCCTGGGAATCGCTTGCGCTCTGGGCCGATGCAGCAGCAGCTTGCGCATCACCTTCGACCTGCTCCGTAACAGCAGCCACCTTGGCCGCATTCTCCAGGGTCGATGTGTAGGCCTGCCCCACATCCGCAGTCATTTGCTCGTGCGTGGCAATCAGTGCATTGACCCGGCGCGTCAGCTCTTTGGTCATGCTTGCGCTGGGGATGATCTGGTACGCAACGCCAGCTGCTGCAGCACCAGCATAAGCATCCACCAGCAGCAATTCAGTGTTACTGATGACCTCGGCAATTTCCTGCAGGCGGCCATCCAGAACGTCCAGCCCCTCCCCGGGCAGAACCTGGGTCAGCCAGGCCGTGCCGACGCCCAACACTGAGCGCGAGCCGCTTTGCACAGTGATCTGACCATTTTTGTACCAAGCCATATCGCACCCTTACAGCAGTTGCGCGCTCAACAGGACGTCATGCACAGCAGCCTTGAATTCATCGCTCATGGTTTCAAAGCGCTGCTTCAGCGTGAATTCGTAGTTTTCGGTTTTCCCGATGCCCGGGGCCACCTCCGCAGTCACGGCGACTTTGACCTGCGTCTCCAATGGCTTATCTGCCGTATAAGCCCAGCTCACAATATCAAACTGCTTCATTAAACAAATCTCCCCAAATAAACCTTGTATTGCACCGTCACGCCGTCCTTGATCTCAATACGCCCGCGCTTTCGCATCACGATGGTCTCCCCATCCTTTACCACTGACAGAATGGATATAGAAAACACTGATGATCCCTGCCACGCAGCCGACAGCAAAAATGAGCCAGGCGAAGAAAATGGTATTCCACCATTTGCATACTGCGATGACGATGAAGACGCAATCAACAATGTTGGATAGACAAAATCAACACGCGGATCGCAAGGGCCAAGCGCAACATTGACAACCGACGGAAAATCCCCCAACCCTGCAAAGTGCACAGAGCCCGACAGCGAACCCACAATGACCGGCATCTTCCGCTCAGTGTCGAATATCGTTTCACCACTTCTATTTGTGAGAGTGATTCGATTGTTGGCGGCATGAAAACTCATAAGCTCAAATAGAAAGCGCTTGGATCTTGCCAATTCGGGTTGTAAGCCCCGATCAACTGCCGGTTCTTGTACCCCACATTCCCGCCACTCAAATACAGCGTTTCCGTCGATGGGCCCGGCCATTCATAGCCAGCGCCCAGCGTCTTGCCGACATAGCGCTTGTCGGTATCCAGCTTCCCGCCAGATGCGATAAATCGCTCGGGTGTGATTCGCAATACTTCGGTCATATCAAAACAGCGGGTTATCAAAAACAAGGATTTCCAGGGGAATAGTCTGCGCCCAGCAGTAATTCCCCGAGAAAACGATATACACATTCGTCGCGTCGGAACCCACCGCAATCTTTCCATTCGCACCGCTTGCACTGGTGGAAACGGGCGACGATCCCGTCAAAGCCTCCTGCGTATCTTTTCTGCGCCCCAGCACAAGGCAGGCACGCCCCATGCCGTGCGAATAGATGTTGTGCAGCTGGGTCATGCCATCCATGATGGCGCCGCTTCCATACGCAGGAAGTGTCAGATTGATATTGACCACCGCGACGATATTCAAGTAATCCAGCCCCGAATGGAAATAGATATTCTGAAGATTGGAAAGCGGGTTATCCAAGTCAGCGCCCGGCTCATGAATAGCCACCAACCCATCAGCGCCACGTGCAGTGAATGTTTTTGCCATGTCACACCGTGATGCTGATGAATTTGTTATTCAGGTCGATCACAAACTTTCCGTCAGGCGATCGAATCAGGCCGGCAGTCATTTCGCCGGTGAACGTGGTTTTGCCGCCCGCACTGCTCAGCCCGGGCAGATACAGCTCGCCCTTGGCAGAGATTTGGGCGTACTGGCCGGTGCTGTAGTTGCCCAGCAGCAGCCCCAGGGGGCCCAGATGGAACCCTGTGCCAGTCCCTGTCGGCCACGCGTAGCCCGTATACGCTCCAGCGCTCAGCCCGTTGCCGTTGATCGTGATGCCACCGATGCTTCCAGACGTGGCGTACACCACGCCGCGCACGATCACGCCGCTGAATTCCGCCATGCCGTCCGGCCGCAGAATCCAGCCGCTGCTGCCTTCCACGTAGTTGGCGGATTTCAGGCTGCCGCCAATCACGCCATTGCCTGCCGTGAGCTGGCTGGCACTGATGGCCGTGGCCTGGATCGTGTCCGCCACCAGGCTGCCAAACCGCCCCCACAGCACCGTCACGTTGTTGATGTAGGCCGCATCCATGTAGGCGCCCGCCGGCACCACCACGCCATTTGCCGTGGTCGGCACTGCCTGCACGTAGAACGGGACCACATCAGCCAGGCCAGCCCCCTCGGGCGCTGCCACATAGAAGCGGTTGGCCAGCACGCCAAAGTCCAGCGTGGGCAGCTCGCCATCCGCCGCAGTGCCATTCATTTGCACACCGCCCACCACCTGCTGGCCGCCCGAAGAGAGCGCCATCTTGACCGACCACTTTGCGGAGACCCGGCCCAGCTCGTCGGTGTGCACGCCCAGCTCTTCCATGATCACGGCCTTGTTTTCCCAGCTGCGCGTGATTTCATCCAGCAGGGTTTCGTCGTTGTCGTCCTGCTTGGCCTTGCCCGACAGCATGCGCACCAGCTCGGCAGATCCAGACAGCGTGTGGGCATCATCCAGCGCCTGCTGCAGCGCGGGCGTCATGGCCTCGGCGGGCAGCTTCCCCTTGATGGCCTCCAGCAGCCCGGCCACATCGGCGCCGGTGACGGCCAGCACAGGGCCTGCAGGCTCTTCGCTCAGCACCCCGTCCACAGTTTCGTGCTTGGCCCAGATCAGCCAGCTGGTCGCAGGCTCACTGCCAAACGACACCGGGCCGGCGTAGCTCTCCGCCACCTGCTGCGCATCCTCAAACTCCGGCAGCACGCTGCCGACAACCTTGGCCGCATAGATGCGCGTGCGGCCGTGCCCGTGCCCCTGGGTATAGGTCGGTGCGTCATAGCTCACGATCACGCTGGCCAGCGCCGCGGTGGCCGCCAGGCCGGTCACATTGGGCGGCGGGCTGGGGTCGGGCTGCTGCAGCTGGTCAAACACCTCGGTGAGTTGGATGACCACGCGGGCAATGCCGTTTGCCTGCTGGCCGGCGGTGTTGATGGCACGCAGGCCAAAGGTCCACAAGCCGGCACCGGGCCGCGTGGTCTCGAACTGCGCGGAATACACGTCGTCCGCCTCACCCACCGGCTGCATGCTGTCCCAGTCCGCCACGCTCAGCGGCACATCCCCCGGCAGGTAGCGGATCTGCACGCCGGCCAACGCGGCCGGCTTGTCCCCGCCGTAGGCCCAGGCAAAGCGCCGCATCGATCCGGCCACCAGCTGCACCACGAAAGTGCCAGGGTTGCGCGGCGGCAGATCCGCCAGCTGGGTGATGTACAGCGCCTGCGCGCCGCGGCCGACCTGGCCCGATGCATTGAACGGCCGCACCTCTACCAACCACTCCCCGGCGCCCGCGATGCGGAACGTGCTGCGCGCGCCCGTGGCGTTGCCGTCCACCAGACGCAGCTCGGAACCGTCACGGCCCGCCCACACCTGGGCATGGTCGTAGTCACCTTCCACATCCCACACCGCGTGCAGCTCGTACCACTCGGTATCCCCCTGCATGTTCACCTGCTCTGTGATGCGCAGGTTGGACACGCTGGGCCGGCCCAGCTGAGGGATGCTGCTGCCGTTGCCCGCCGGCACATAGGTGCCGTTCAGCACGTAATCCCAGAACTCGGGCCCCTCGGGCACGCATGTGACCTTCGCTCCGCTCAGGTCGCGCTCAGGCTCCATGCTGACCACGCGCACCCGGTAGCCCGGCGTGGCCTTGAAGTCGTAGCACCACAGCGTGTCGTGCGCGGGGTTGTCCAGCGTGCCACCGGGAAACTCCACATCCTCGGGCCAGTCCCCGGCCAGCACGATCTGGTCCGACGCCTGCTCCAGCGGCACCACGGCAAACACGCGGTAATCGCGCTCGCCCGGCACGCGCAGACCTACCCACGCCTGCGCCATCGCTGGCACCGGCTCATCCAGCGTCAGCTGCACCAGGCCATCGGCCAGCACATCGGCGGCCACCAGGCGGCCACCGTAGCCCCACTGCGTCAGGTCGTGACTGATCGACAGCACGCTCAGGCGGCGATAGTCCAGGTGCTCGATATCGGCCTGGTAGCCAATGGTCTTGTACTGATACAGGCTCTGCGCAAGGTGGTAGCGGGCCAGGATGGCGGCATGCGCCTCGGTCGTCACACCCACGCCCGTCACGCGCGCCGGGTTCAGCACCGTGGCCACGCCCGGGGCGGCCACGCGCAGGGTCTGCGTCTCAAAGTTGTTGGCACGGTCCACAAACTGGTACTCGATGCCGTCGGCCGTGTTGCTCAGCGCGTAATCCACGCTGAAACTGGCCTTCAACATGTTGGCCATGTTGACCACGCCGCTGATGGGCTGGCCCGATGCCACAAACACCACCGTGGGGCGGCTGCCATCAACGTGCGCATACTGGCCCATGCCGGCCAGGGCCACTTCCTCACAGAATGCGCCGCAGCTGATGTTTGCCGTCACCCAGCGGTCATAGGTGTAGCCCTTGGCCGTGCAGTACAGCATGAAGGCCTTCAGGCCCTCGATGTCGATCATCTCGTCCGGGTAGCCAAAGCCAAACATCAGCCGGCCCTGGTCATCGCGCACGCCGCGCAGCGCCTGCAAGATGATGGCGCCGGGGTTGCTCAAGCCCTCTTCCCGGGTCGTGGCCGTGATCCACTCCGCACCGCTCCACACCGGCAGCGGGCGGGCACGGTAGGTAGCGCGCAGCGTGTCCAGGCTGCCGGAAATCTGGCCCGTGGCCTTGATCTTGATGCCGATGCGGCCAAAGCGGCTGTAATCCACAGTGTCCGGCTGCACAGAGCGCAGCGCGGACCACTGCACTGTGCGCGTGGTCTTGCTGTCGTTGGCGCCTTCCCGGCGGCGCATGCGCACTTCGTACTGCCCACGGGGAACAGCCAGGCCGTAGCTCACGCGGCGCACATCGGCGGTGGCGTTGTGGTACTGGGCGCCAGTCAGCATGGGGATCCAGTCCGCAGCGCCCACAGCGCGGTATTCCGCATCCAGGGTCAGCACCGCATTCTTGAGCCCACTGTCACCCTGGCGGAACAGCTGGTACTCCCAATCCAGCCCCAGGCTGATGGTGTCCACGGAACTGGTGCGCGTCACCCAGGCGCCGGAATCCTCCAGCTCCCCGCCGGCCACAGTGTCCACGTTGCTGTACAGCGGCACATCCTGGCTGGGCATGCCAGAAAAGCCGTTGTAGAACACATCCACGTCGTTGAAGTCCCCGATCGGGGTATCGCCAATCGCCAGATCCGCCACGCTGTGCACATTGATGCCACCCAGCAGGATGGTGCTCATGTACTGCTCATCGCCGGAATACCAGCCATAGGCCTTGCTCGCCAGATCGGGGGTGACGCGCATCTCCCCCCACAGCACAGGAATGGGCTCGTAAGGGCGCGCACTGTTGCGCTGGCTGCTCAGGCTGTAGACCTGCCGGGCTGCGGCCGTATCCCCGGGCTTGGCCATCTTGGGGCCGAGCACCTTGTTGATCAGCAAGGAGCCGGCCACGAACGCACCCATGGCCGCAGCAAAGCCCACGGCGCCGGTCATGCCCATGAAGGCACCACCCGCAAAGCCGCCCATACCCATCGTGAAGTACGACAGCACGGCGATAGCCACCAGCTGCAGCGCCGACTTGCCCACGGTGGACCGGCATGCAATCAGCTGGCCGTGCTTGGGGAAGGTCTTGCCCCACATGCGCTGCGGCACCATGGCGCCGGAAATCATCACGGACCACGCGCCCGAGCGGATTCCGGGCACATGCCGCTCCAGAAAATCCACCAGGCTCTCACCAGGGCGCAGATCCGCCGGCACGTTGCGCTGTCCCTCCAGCGTCAGCGCGTGCGGGGTGATCACCAGGCGGCCAGCGGCGTCCAGCACTTCGGCCGGAACGCCACCCACAGCGGCCACAGCGGCGGTTTCGAGGGGGTTCATTTCCATCGGTAGTAGCCCTCGACCGTCAGGCCCATGGCCTTGAGGTCCTGCTGCCGGTGCAGCACGCTCCCGCCCAGTGCATGGGAGGTATGCAGCACGCAAGGCGCGTAGTTGAGAAAGAAGTAGGTGCCGATATGGCCTGCGCGGGTAGTACCCGCTTCGCGCATCAGCACGGCATCACCATTGCGGGGCTGCTGCACAGGCTCGGCCAGCAGCGCGGCGTAGGTGTGCACGGCATCGGCCTGCTCCTGGTCATCCAGCGGGCGGGGGCGCTTGCCCGGCAACTGGACCGCGCGGCCGAACAGCTCGCGCTGCAGCAGCATGGCCAGGTCTCCGCAGTCCATGCGGCGCGGGCAGTACGGGATGCCGATGAAGCGATCGATATCCATCAGAACACCCCCGGCAGCGTGAAGGGGTCAGCAATCAGCTTGCAGGCAGCCTGGCGGTTGCGCTCATCCACGCTGCAGGTGGCCTGCGCGCTGGCACCGCTGATGCTCACCACAGTCACCGGCAGATAGAACACATGCTCATGCACATCAGGGGTGTCCCGGGCCACCACAATCAGCTTTGCCATGGTTTCGCTGCCGGGCAGCAGGCGCTCGAGCTCATCACTGATGCCGCGGCCCACGTTGTCCATCTGCAGCTGCATGCGCGGCGCCTGGCCGGAAACATCCTCAGGCAAGGTAAAACCAAACGGCAGGCCGATGTAGGCCACGCCCTGGCTGACCCAGTCCACCACGTCGTTGGCAATATGCATGGGGCCGGAAAAGCTGGGGTTGGTCACCTCCAGCAGCTCCACATGCCCCACGGTGTTGGTGATGCGCTGATTGCGCGTGCGAAAGTCGGTCATCCCAAGTACTCCAGGACAACCGCCCGGGTTGCCACGTGGTAACCGTTGACCGCAGGCAGCAGCTCGCCAATATCTGCACCCTCAAACCGCATGGACGTCAGCAGTCCCGTACGAGGATGGCGAACTTCAAAGAAGCCAATCCGCTTGATTCCGCCGAAGTACCAGTCCTCAAAGGCATTCACATCCGCTTGAGATGCAAACAGGAGGGTGGCTTTGAGCTTGCGCAGCACCTTGCTGTTGCCCACACGCTGCTTCGCAAGCCCGCGCTCCATTTCGGTACGCACGACCGCCGGGTCGAAAGACTCGGACTGACCGGGGAAGAGAATCGAAACGTACTCGGGAAGCGATGCCATGAAAGGCATGCTAGGGAGGCAGAAATCAGCTGTCCGTCAGGCCAAACCGTTGCTTCGCTCCCTTGTACGGTGCGCCAGTTCCCGATGCAAAGCTGTCCCCCACGATGTCCAAGACAAACCGCTTGAGCACATCGCCATTCGGCAGAGTCTGGGTCTCCTGCCGCTGCTTCACTTCTCCGCCACTGTGGTTGTTGACCTCAATCTGCACCTGTACATTCACACCAGAGGCACCACCGCCTCGCCCCTCTGGGGATGGAACGCTGGCCACCTCCATACCCCCAAGCGGCGTCACCGATCCAGACTGGCCCGCCATCATCAGCAGTTGCTTGTTGCCCACGGTCAACAGCTCGGGAACCCCGCGCTCGTTCACCTCGTACATCTTGCCGGCAGACACGTCGCCTCCCCGCTCGCGCATGCCGCCAAAGCTCAGGCCCTGCCCTCCACCGCTGTAGTTGCTGGCGGTGGTGAGGCTGTAAGCACTGGAAGATGCCGATGTGCCCGCCGAAGAAGCGCCAAAGAACGAGCTGGCGCCGCTGAGCAAGGTGCCAAACAGGCCACCCCCACCGCCGCCGTTCGACCCACCAAGCAGTTGCACCATGCTGGCCCGGATCTGGATTCGGACAAGGTCAGCAATGATGGATTCCGCCAGGCTCTTGAAATCAGCCTTACCCGTCATGACAAAGCTCACCAGCGCATCCTCCATGCCTTGGAAACCCTTCTCAAATAGGCTCTGTGCTTGGCTGGCAGCATCCCTGGCCTGCTCTGCATAGTTCTGCCAGGCGCGGCTTGCTCCATTCATCCAGTCTTCATCGGTACTGCGCTTGCGCAGCACGTATTCGTCGTACGCCGCCAAGGACTTGCTTTGGTAGCCCTCCTCGATGCGCAGAACTTCGTCGTACATCTTGCCAATGCGCGCGCGGTCTTTTTCGTCCGCCTGGGCCAGCGCCGTCCGCCGCTGGTCTTCAATCTGCTGAGCCCGCTGGGCAAACTGCTGGACGAGCTGCAGGCGCTGCTCCATCTCCTCTCTGGCACGGTCACCCATAGAGGCTCCGGCGATATCAGCATCCTGCCGCGCTATCTCCACCTGCAGTTGCCGGCGCGCGGCCAACTCCGCATTGGTGACCATCAGCGCCTCAGCCGCTTCACGCCGCGCTATTTCGGCACGGCTCTGTGCCGCCTTTTGCCGAATGGAGGTCGCACCCTCCTCGTACTCCAGATCTGTCAGCTTGCGCTCATCAAGCAGCTTCTTGTGCTTGCTCAGCGCCTCGCGCTCATCGGCGTCAATCTTGGCAAGCCCCGCCTCCGTTGCATCTGCGCGCAGACCCAGCAGGTAACTCTTGCTATCGAACTTCCCTGCCTTCGCGGTTTCGTTTAGCTTCTTCTGCGCTTGTTCCAGGTTGTAGATGGAGGTGGCCAGCCTCTCTGCTTCGGCCCGCTCTTCTGCCGTGGCATTGCTTCCGAGCTTCTGGATGGCCTGGAGCCGCGCCCGGGCCACCCCCGTCAATTTGGCAAGCTCCTCCTCTTCACGCATGGCCGCTAGCCGCTTTTGCACCTCAGGGTCGCTGCGGGTGACGCGTGCGCCGCTATTTGCTGCGGTTGACCGCTGCTTTTGGGCCGCGGCCAGCTTGTAGTCAGCGTTGATCATCTCCTGCAGCTCTTTAGTTGCAGCGTCAGCATTGGCTCTGGCTTCGGTCAGCGAGCGGTTGACGTTATCGAGGCCCTCCGCGTCAATCCCACCGCGGCCCGCCTGGAACTGCTTGTTCAGCGCCGCCTGGTCACGCTCCAGTGCTGTCACGGCTGCATTTGCTTCTCGCGCCTTCTGGGTCAGTTGCCCGATCGCGTCTGCGGCTTTGTTCCGCTGGTTCTCAAGCTGGGCAGCCGTCAGCTTGTCCATGGAGGCGGTCAGCTCATCCACCTTGGGGACAGCCTTAGCCGCGCTATCTCCAAGACCGATGAAGCTGGCGGCAGCCAGGGCCGCCATAACAGCGATGCCCACCGGTCCACCCAGAAACCCCAAGATGCCTTTCAAGGCCGCGCCCAATGCTGTGGAGGAGGCAACTGCGACAGCTTGGGCCGCTGCGAGACGCTTCTCGGCCACCTCCAGCGCTAGAGTGGCCGCCGTTACCTGGGCCGTGTTTGCTGTCATCGCAGAAAGTGCTCGCACCTTTGCCAAGGCTGCCGCAGTTTGCGCAACCTCTGCCTCAGCCAAAGCCAATTCAGCAACGGCCGCACTCCTCGCAGCCGCAGTCTTGGCGGCAGTGGCCACCGCCGCGGCAGTCATGCCTCCAACGTAACGCGCCAGCCCGGCGGTTACGGCCAGCAGTGCCACATCCGCAAGAGTGCTGAAGTTCTCCCCCAGCGTTTTCACGACGCCGGCAATGGTCGCGGTAATTCCATGCGCCTCGTTGCTCCAGCCGATGTATTCCTGCAACCCATTCGCGACTGACTGGATGGCATCGCGCACAGTGGTCGGCATCTCCGCCATCTGCTTGGCTACCTTAGGTGCCCCGTCGGAAAGCGCATTCACAAACACGTCAATACCCAGCTTGCCCTCGGCGCCCAGCTTGCGGATCTCCTCTGCGCTCTTGCCACTGCTCTCGGCAATGATGTCCACCACGCTGTCCAGGGTGGAATAGATGCTCATCCAAGCATCCGCATCGATCTTGCCCTTCTGCAAGGACTTGGCCAGCGCATCCTGGGCACCCTTGGCCTTTTCTGTGCTGGCCGCGTTCACCACCAGCAGCCCGCTGAAAGTGTCGATCACATCGATGGATTGCCCAAGCGAAAGCCCCATCTCCCGCAGCACAGGCGAAAGCTGAATGAAGGATTCCCGGGTTTCGTTGATGGAGCGGAAAGTCTGGTTCGCAGACTGCAGCATGCGCTCCTGAACCTGCGCGTATTCCTCTGTGCTCTTGGTGGCCTGCTTGATACGGCTGGCGTACTGCCCCCACTCGTCCGCCATGTCGATGATCTTCATCACCGCCAGGCCGGACAGCGCAGCCTTGGCGGCCGCTGCAATCGGCGCCAACCGCTGCAGGCTGTCGGCCGTCTTGTTCAGGTTCTGCTGCGCTCGACGCTGATCCTTGATCATCTGATCAAGATCTAGCGTCACGTCGTAATAAATCTCGCCGACTTTCTCTGCCACAGCATGCACTCCGGATGTTCCAGAGGCATGCTAGGGACGCTACGCCCTGATAGCACTAGGCTCCGCTGCACAAGGCGGTGGTTTCTAACCATGGCTAGTTCAAGCCAGGAGTTTTTTGCAGCAAAAGCCAAGCATAAAAAAGCCCCTCGAGAGGGGCTTTTACGTCCTTAACCTTGACGGTCAGAACTTAGCAGCTGCAGCGCCTGGCCGCCCGGCAGGCGAAACACGGAAACCGCACCTACCAGCTGGCTAGCTTGAGAATTCAAGCTTCCCGCTGCGGCAGCACTCTCCTCAACCAAAGCAGCATTCTGCTGGGTCGTGTGATCCATCTGCATCACGGCTTCCCCTACTTGAGCTACACCTTGGCTTTGCTCATTACTTGCAGCGCTGATCTCACCCATGATGTCAGTGACCCGCCGTATAGCGCTGACCACCTCCGTCATCGTGCTGCCCGCTTGATCCACCAACTGGGAGCCCTTCGCCACCTGGTCAACACTGGCGGATATCAACTGCTTGATTTCCTTGGCGGCTTCCGCACTGCGGCTGGCCAGCGAGCGCACTTCAGAAGCCACCACCGCAAATCCACGGCCTTGCTCACCCGCACGGGCCGCTTCCACCGCGGCGTTCAGTGCCAGGATGTTGGTCTGGAAGGCAATGCTGTCGATCACTCCAATGATGTCGGCAATTTTCTGGCTACTGTCATTGATACCTTTCATCGTATCCACGACCTGAGCAACAACCTCTCCGCCCTGGGCAGCTACCGTGGAAGCTTTTAGAGCCAGTTGATTGGCTTGGAGTGCGTTGTCGGCATTCTGACGCACGGTCGAACCAAGCTCCTCCATTGAAGCTGCGGTCTCTTCCAGCGCACTCGCCTGACTTTCCGTACGGGTAGACAAATCGCTGTTCCCTTGCGCAATTTGTGCACTCGCAGTGGCAACACTTTCTGCATTAGAGCGCACGCCTGCCACCACATCAGCCAATTTAGCTTGCATATTCTGCAGAGCTTTAAGCAGTTCAGCAGTCTCGTCACGGCCTTCAAAATGAATGGGTTGTGTCAAATCTCCATTCGCAATATTTTCTGCACTTCGGACTGCAACCTGCAGAGGACGCGTCACAGAGAGGCTTAACAGTCTTGCTGCCACAACGCCAATCACTAATGCAATCACGGTACAAACGATGATGATGATCCTGCCTTGTTTGGCTTGTGCGGTTGCTTCATCTCTAGTTCGCTCATACAGCATCTGCTGACGTGCTTCAAACTCTTGTAGTGACTTGTTATATGCCTCGGCAAGAGGCGCAATCACTTTCTCAAGATCGTCAGTTACATCTTCCCCGTTCGCCTTGCGTTTCAGAAGATCGCTTCTAGGGCCACGATAAGCTTCGCGGGCTTTATCGATCGCTGCAACCAATTCGCGGCCAGCATCTGTGCGAATCAATCGCTCCACAACGGTCCGTGCAGCATTCGTTGTTTGAGACGTCTTGTCCATCTCTGCAAGCAGAGCATCAAAGTGGCGCCTGTCAGTGGTCGTGACTGCTGCCCGAGTACGCACCCAATTTAATTCAACTGTTTGACGCCAGTCCGAGGTAGCTTTGACTCTTTCATTATCTATTTGCGTCAGCTGCTGAGTTACTTTTTCCAGCTCTTGCAAACGCCAAACGCCTATGGCAGATATAACGGCAGTAATTGCCAATACCACCCCGAAAGAAAACGCCAAGCGTTTTCCAATTTTTATATTTAAGAGTCCCAAGATCATCGCCTCCCTTGATCACATCCTGGTATGGAAAATGGCTTCCATATCGATAGTAAAGGAAATGATGAAGATCAAGATTAGTTGAGAACCCTACTGCCAAGCAAAACATCTTTCCTGCGACGCAAAGGAGTACGTGCCATCTTTTAGTGCGCATCTCGATAATGTCGCGCAAAAAAATATACTTAGGTGAGAAATCCCGCTCACGACTCCGCGTCAATTCTTAGCTTCATCCCGTCCGAATAGCCGCCATCGCTGCCCGGTACTCCTCCCGCGTCGGCACATCCCGCTTCTTCTTGGCGTCCGGAAACTTCATCTCGAACAAGGCCTGGAACTCAGTCATGCTGAGTGCTTCGGCCTCCTGCGCACTCATCCCAAGGTGCACGCGGGCTGCGGCAACGTACTCCGCCGCCTGAAACTCTTCGGCGGCCTTGCCCCCCCTGCTCTCGCCCCGTGTCATGCCCACCATGCCATGGCGCATCAGGTGGGCGGCCAAGCAGACCTGCTCTTGCACAGGCATGGCGCCAGGCTGCCAGCCTTGCTCCAGGTCCAGCCAGCCGATCAGGGGTGAGACATCATCCTGATCGCACATGACGGCCAGGACGTATCGCGCATTCAGCAGGGCCTGCTGGCCAAAAAGGCCGCGGAAGATCTGCACCACTTCACGCGGCCGGCCCAGCTCGGCTATCCGGCGAAAGGTAGGCCGAAAGGTGAACTCACGGCCATCAGGCATCACCACCCGGGAAAGGCCATGCTCCGTGAGCATCAGGGCCCCTCGGGCAGGGTCAGCTCCACATTGCCGTTGCTGGCCGCGCTGATGCTCCATGTGGCTTCATTGGCATACGGGCTGTCGTTCGACCACGAGCTGACAATGAACGGGCCCTCGTAGACCTTGCCGCCGGGGTACGTGATCTTGAACCACACCTTGGGCTGGTAGCCGGTCTCGGCCGGCGGCGACACCACATGCTTTTCCAGCAGGAACTGGTTGTGCACGTCGTCGTCGTAGCTCACGCCGTCGCCAGAGAACTCCACGTTCTTGAACGTCACCAGGCTGGTCTTGGTGAAGTTCGGCGACTTGTCCGCGGTTGTGTCCACCGTATCCCAGGTGGTGTTCAAGGCCTTGGCACGCATCATACCCAGCACCTTGTAATCGCCGGCGGCTGGTTTGGGCAGCGCCTCAGGCTTCAAGGCAAATTCGACCTTTACGTCGCGTCCTACATGTGCGCCCATGGGGTGCTCCTTATCGATTCATGATGGTTGAGATGGCCAGCTCGGCCACCGGGCGCCCGTCATCGGTAGCCCAGTAAACCGGCTCACCTGGTTCAATGAATGCTAGGGAGCCTGTCTCGTCCATCAGCAGCGCAATGAGCTCCTGAGCCTTCTCCTCGGGAGTGGCTGCGGCGTCGGCTTTATTGCCGATCAGCACCAGGCTAAAAGCAGGCTTGCGGACCAGCCCAACAGCGGGCCCGCCCATAGGCCGGAGAACTGCATAACGCTCGGTATTCCCGCTATCGGTCCAGCGACCAAACTGGAACCGCCAGCCGGCCAGCGCTGGCGCAAGGAGTTCGCGCAGGACTTCGCTCGCCGTCATGTCTTTATCGCTCCGATGACAACTGCACGGATATTGGGCTCGGCGTTCTCGAAACCCTTGGCAAGAAACTCCTTCTCGGCGCTTGTCCGGCGGAATTTCTGCTTCACGTTTGGGTCATGCACCGACACCGCGTATTCAGCCGTGTAGCCGACCGTGCCAACCACCTTCGCGCCCTCTTTCTCCACGTGTCGATACTGGCTGTTCAGCAGCGTTGAGGTGTCTATGGGCGTCATCACCGAAGCCTCAGACGCCCCCAAGATCAGCGCCTGGGTGACGCCCTTCACGCCCTTTTCCTGCACCAGGTGCGCGAACTGCGGTAGCCGGTTGGTAACGCGTGCTTTGGCCATTACGTCAGGATCCTGTAGTCGTCAGCGATCCGGTCGAAGGTGTCTGCGTCTCGCACCACCGTGCGGACCTCCGCAGCGCCAGCCGCAATCGGATCTGCTTCAGCACTCTCGCCAATCAGGACATAGTCGCCCTGCTTGACCGCCGCGTACTCGGTGTAGAGCACCTGGCGCAAGGCCAGCTCCACCCCGGTCTGCGGTGAAGTGCCACCGGCGTCCGCAGACCGCACGGCCTCCGCCTTGTAGTCACAGTAGAAAACGACCGGTGGCCCATAGGTGTTCTGGCCAGACCAGTCGTCGCGGCCAAGGAGTGGCCAATGGGTTGCTTTAGCGGTGTAGGACCAAGATGCGGATGCAGACATATCTATGCATGCTAGGGAGTCCGAAAAATGGCTATTGCTAACAATTTGTTTCTAGAGCAAAGTTCCTCTTGCCGACGTATCCCCTAGACAAGAGGAAGAATATGCTTAAGCACCTTAGAAGCATCTGCGCAATACTGGTTTTGATTGCAACGGCAAACCATGCTTTTGCGGAATTTATTGGGATAACGCAAGACGAATTTAAGCCACATTACCGGCGCCAAGCCCAGACCATGTGGTGCTGGGCATCTAGCGCCGAAATGGTTTTGTCCTTTCAAGGTGTAGAGCTGCAACAAGACAAAATTGTTCAGCTCGTTACTGGAGGAACCTACAATGCCCCTGGATCATTACCCCAGATGGTTTCATCAACAAATGGCGTAATTAAGGACATTCACGGCAAATCGACCGTTGTATCTGGGCAGTTCGTATTGGGGTGGCCGTTGCCTACCGTGCTTTTCAACCAGCTAAAGCAGAAGAAGCCTGTAATACTTACATTCCAAAATGGCCCTGGAATTGGCCACGCAGTGGTTCTCACTGGGGTCGATGCAAGCGTAGGCGCAAATGGAGTGACCATATCCAAATACCATTTCTTCGACCCATTCTCCTACTCAGCCGTGCCAACACCGTTTGGAATGAATTTCTTAATAAACGATGCTTTGATTTACCAAAGCGCCGATCTAATGATGACTCCCGGAGGGCTGATAATGCTAGGCAAAGGTGTCGTCACAGGTGCAATTTTTATGAATGGCTCAACGCTCTAAGCCTAAATAATCGCCTGACACCTACCCATTCACCACAAACATGAATGCGCCGCCAGCTGGGTCAGGCCCAACAATGGCGGCTACCGTACCAGCGGTATCCAGCGCGGACAACGAACGCCGAAGCGCCGTCAGGTCCCCATCCTTGTACTTGAATCCACGCGAGGCCCCAGACGGCGCCCCCTGGCTGGAAAGGCGGCGCGGATCCCCGGCTGCAGCCACCAGGGCCACGGCCATGCACTGGACCAGTATCTGGGTGTGGTTGTCGTAGCCTGCATCCACCATAGCCTGCTCGGCTGTGGCGACACGGGCCACGGCAGCATCCAGAAGGAACACGGGCACGCTCACGCCCAACGCGGAATCCAGGTACTGGGACGCTTGCGTGCTCGTGATCATTTCTTGCCTGCCTTCGCGATCTCTTCAGCCAAGCGTTCATCCGACCATCGCCCGTCGACCTTGATGCCCAGCTTCTCAGCTTCGGCGTTCAGGTCTGCGCGCGTCTTTGCGACCGGGCCGGCTGCGGCGGCAAGCGCGGCATCCAGTTGATGCTGCAGGCCGGCTTCACGATCGAGCGCCGCGGACAAAGCAGCCCGGACGGATTCAAGCTGCTGCAGCGCCTGGTCACGCTCAGCGCACAAGTCATCGAAGGCGTCCTGAATGGCCACTTCACGCGCTTGGTGCGCCCGGTCGGAGCCACCGCTTGTCGCCACCTTCGCCTCGTAATGGAAGGCCCCATTGGCATCATCTGGCGCAGGTGTGCACTTGCCGACTGCCCAGGCCGGCACGACCTCGCCATCGAACGCAACGACATCGCCGACCTTGGCACCCGTGGGCCAGGGGCCCTTCAGATTGGTAACGCGTACCTTCATGGTCAGGCCTTCGTCGCGTGGGCGATCTGCGAGCGGCCTTCATAGTCGCTCTTGAACTGCGGCACTGCCGATGCGATCACGCCGAACACGTAGTCGTCTTCAGGGTTCAGGCGCACCTTGGGGCGGGTAGCCAGAGGCATGCCGTTCAGGATGCGGCCCCACTGGCCCGAAGTCATGTTGGCGATCGAGATCAGCTCGTCGGCAGCCAGGCGCGGCACCGGCACGATCTCAGCGATCTGGCTGATCTCGCGGATGCGCTGCAGGATGGTCTTCGGGTAGCCCGCGGTGAACTCGTTGATGTCGGCGTAGGTGTAGTCGCCGTAGTTCATGAACACCGTGATGCGCCCGAAAGCGTTGTCCGCCAGGTGCATATTTACCTGCTCTTCGAACACCTCCAGCCACTGGGCGCCGCTTGCACCCTTCAGGGTGAAGCCGTGCACACCGGTGCTGCGCTGCGGGAAGTTGCGCAAGCCATAGATCTTGGCACCGCCCACATCAATGCCGGCGAAGCCGTTCAGCGCGATGTCTTCCAGCTTCTCAGCCACCTTGCGCTGATGGTTGGCGATCGTGTCGGTGTCGATCGAACCACCGCCGCGGCGCAGCACTTCCATCTGACGCCAGCCGAAGCGGGCCTGGCTGTCGATGATGGGCACCGGTGTGCCTTCGTACTGGATCAGCGCCTGGTCGGCCTTGCCTTCGGAGCGGCCATCCATGGACACGTGCACCTCGCCCGAGTCGCTGATCTTCGGGAAGTAGTTGACCAACTCGCCCATGCCCACGGGGCGAGAGCTGGCGGCGGCCAGGCGGTTGAAAACCACGAGCTGGTCGCGCTGCAGTTGCACGGCCTGGGTGTCGATGGAGCGCCAGGCATCCAGCGGCACCTGGGCGGCATTGCCCACCAGGGGGTTGCCAAAGCCATCCGCGAAGGCAGAGTTGGTGGCCAGAGTGGCGGCGCTCGCGTTGAAGGCCGTGCGGGCAGCAAGCAGCGCGGTTTCTTGGTCAGGGGTGAAACGAAGCATGTGGGCTCCCTCTTTAAGCGGCGAATGCGTAGTGGTTGGCGATTTCGACGTCCAGCAGATCGCCTGCAGCGACGTTGGCAGCCTTGTCGGCGAAGGCCACCACCACGTTGCCGGCGGCGGCAGCGGTCAGGCGGCCGGCGGCGCCGATGGTCAGTGGCTGGCCATACGTGTAGTTCCCGGCAGCCATCGCGGCCTGGTACTGCTGGCCCGGCTCCAGGACGTAGGCCACGCCCGTCTCGTTGGCCGCGTAAGCCGTCTTGAGCGGATCGCTGCCGTTGAACCAGCTACCGGGGATGGCGTAGAAATCACGGTGAGCCAACAGGCGCACCTTGGGGCCGAAGGCTGCCGCCTGGGTCAACGTGGTGGCGCCTTCGGTCACGAACGTGCCGGGCAGCAAGGTTGCAGCCACGGGCTTGTCCGAGACGGTGCGCGGATGCTTGTCGTGAGGGCCGCGGTAGATCAGGTTGGGCATGATTACTTCTTCCCTTCATCGATCAGGCTGTTGATGGAGTAGCCGGCAAACTCGTCGCCTGGCTTTTTCTGCTCCTGGCTGTTGCCCACGCTCACCGGTGCGGCCTTTGCCTTCAGCTCTTTCAAGCGGGTCAGCGGCATGGCCTTGAAGTCGTCGGCAGTCAGCGAGCTGTTGGTTGCCAGCTCGGCGGCCAGGGCATCGCGCTCGCTGTTCTCGGCAGCGGTCTTGGCTGCTTCGAATTCGGCGATCTTCGAGTTCGCTGCAGCCAGCGCCTCCTGGTGGGGCTTGGCCACCACGGAGTTGTAGGCCTGCAGCAGCTGCGCTTCGGTGAGGCCATCGACATTCACGCCCGCGGCATTCAGCGCAGCAATGATTTGGTCTTTCACGATGTCAATCTCCTGATGGTTCGTGACAGGTTCATAGGAAACCTGCCGAAGTACTTCAACAGGCTGTCCAACCCATGCTACGGAGCCGTTTTCGGAGGCGTGATACTCCTGGCGCCAGTTCTTCCCATCGCGGTCGACCCACACCGCATAGCCTGGGAAAACCTCCCGCACCCAGCAAGAGTCGGGCACCAGGAGCTGCAGGCCACTGGCAATTTGGTCAAAGCTGATGTCTTTGTTGGTGAACAGGCTGCGCAGCCAGCCGATGGCGCCCTCATAGCGCCGGTCTTCAGGTTCCTGATTCACCTGGATGGTCTCGATGGCATCCTCCCCGCCCTCGCTGTTGAGGAACATGCCCACGCCCTGCTCCGGCGTGCCCGCGCCCACCTCATCCAGCAGGATGGCCAAGTGGTCGTATTGCAGGTTGGTGGCGATCGAGGTGTATTTCTTGCCGTGGCTCTCCCCATTGGCCACAACCTCAATCAAGTTCAGCCCCGTGCTGACATGGACGGGATCTGCGTTCGTGCCGGCAATGGCCGCATCCAGGCGCTCCACCAGCTTCTTGCCCTGCTCCGTGGCCATGGCCATGTCGCCGTTGACCACGATATCGGTCAACGTCCGCCCGCCCTCGTGCCGGGCATTGGTGCAGTAGGCGCCAATCCAGGCAGCCGCCAACGCCTCGCCGTTGGCAGCGCTGATGTGCTGCCCCTTGCTGTTCTTAGGGTGGCCGGCGGGCGCTGGCTTGCCGTTCAGGCTCTTGACGCCGGCGGCCAACTGGTCTGCCGGGTAAAGCCTGCGGTTCATCACGATGTCATCGACTGCCCCGACGACATCCCGGATGGTGTACGTGTTGCCGGACTTGCTGATGTTGGCCGCATTGACGGCGCTGACGAGGTGGATTCGCTTTTTGGACATGGGCTTGCCTCTAAGGAGATGCAAGCCATGCTAGGGAGCTACTTTGTAGTAACATCCTCATCAATGAATCACGGCATCAGTCAAAAAACTGATGCTTTACGAGCTTGGGACTACCGGTAAGTATTGAGATTCACATCGCGATCTCGTTTGGGTTGGGATTGATCGCCACCGCGTTTATGTACGTTGCAAAACTCATCATCTTCGTAGGAGCCTTTATGAAAAATTCATTCGTCTTTAAGTTGACATGCGTTTGGTGCGGATTGGCGTTACTGCGGAGTACTGGTGTGAAAAACCAACCCAAACGAGGATCAGGTGTGAGCAAGCCCAGTATTGACCGACCAAGAGGCGCCTTAGAGGGTTCGATTCCCTCTCTCCGCACCATCTATTTCGATGATTTGGCCCATGTAGCTAGGTCATCAGACATGGCTTGACGCAATCGGGGCGTTAGGATGGGCTTACCGCTTGCTTCCAGCAAGCACTCAGTCTGTCCACAGTGGCAGTTGTACCGGTTCCCATCTCGGCCATAAAACGCCCTCACCTCATCGGTCGAATACACCCGTCCATTGCGCATCGCATGCGTGAGCCGGGTGGTGGGCTGCAAAGCTGACGTCCACAGCATGCCAATCTTGATGCCCAGTTCCTGCGTCGTGGCTTCGGCCTCAGCCCAGCGTGCCTGGCGCAGCGTGTCCGTAATGTCGGTTTGGGCGTACTGCGCAGCCTTGGACTTGGTAACGCCCAGGGCTTCCTCAATCAGCTTGCGCGCCGCGTGTGGGCTCAGTCCGTCTGCCACCGCCCGGCCAATGACTGCAGCAAGCCGGCTCTGCCCCTCCGCTCGCAAACCCGTCCAGTGCTCATAGCTCTTGATGCGTGCCAGGCCCACCCGGGTACGGTAAGGCTCGCTGCTGATCACCAGATCCAGCGTGCGCGCCGTGGCATATACCGATGACAGCTGGGCTAGGTTGGCCACGCTCTGCGCAGTACCCAGCTGCGCCGCCTGGCTCACGAACGGATCCCACCAGAACATGTGCCTTGGCTCCCGTCCGTTCTGGATCCACCGGTCAAGTGCCGCCTGAATCTCCAGCATGGTCATGTCCATCACTTCGGGCGTGATGCCATAGCGCACCAGCGCAGCCTCATCGTTCAGTGCATAGACCGGAATGCGATCGAAGATGGCCAGCACATCCTTGCGCAGGCCCTCGAATCGGCGATTGATCTGCGCCAGGGTGCTTCGCAGCAGGCCTGCCGTCCCGGTGCGGTCGCGTGCGCTGCCCGGGATCGCCGGGTTACGCGGGCGCTCGCGCATTTTCTTCCTGCTCTTGGTCAGTCTGTGCAGGGTCACCTTCCGTAGGCATCCCGTCATCGGCGCGCTGCTCGAAGCCCATCACAGCACGCAGCTCGTTGGCATCGAACAGGGGCTCCACCAGCCCCGCCTGAAAGGCCTGCTGCATTGCGGCGGTCATCTTGCCCAGCAGCTCTGCCTTGTCTTTTTCCGAGGGCGCATTGACCGGTGGCCACTCCACTTCAAATTCGCCGGCCTCGATGATGCCGGCCGCCTGCATGCGGGTGATGAACTCCTCCAGCATGGGCGTGAGCTCCATCTCCTGGCGGCTGGCACAGCGGTTGGCAAAGTCTGCCTTGTCCTCGTCGCTGGCCAGGCGCCCGGTCTGCTGCCCGAACAGGATGGTGAACGGGATACGCACCGATGCGGCGAACTCATTGGCTGCCACGGTCCAGGGGCCTGTAGGGTCGCTGATCGAGGTCTGCAAAGTCGTGGCGTCACCACCCTGCATGACGATGGCAGCATCCGTGCTGCGGTTCAGGGCCCGCGCTTGCGTTTCATGGGCATCACGCACAGATGCGACAGGCTCGCCGTGGTCCCCCGGGATGGCCTGGGGCGCGGCACCTACGTCGTACTTGAACACGATGGTCCGGGCGCTGTTCTTGAGGTAGCTCTCCCCCGAGCCGCCGGCGATCTTGTCCAGATCCACCAGCCGGTTGAAGCCAGCGCGTAGCAGCGGAACGCCTTCGAAGAAATCTCCGGTCGATCCCTCGGCCAGGATCTGCACTCGGCTAGGGTGCACATCGGCCCACTCCTCAGGGCGCCCTTGCGTTTCGGTGCCCGGCGGGCTGATCTTCCGGTACTGGAACATGGCAGGCGTGCCGTAGTTCTCTGCTTCCGGGTCCGTGTGCCAGGTGGTGACCTTGAGCTGGTCCTCGTACACCGGTATCAGATCCACCAGCTTCGTCGCACGCTGCAGCGGCTCGGCCAATGCTTTGCTGTCAGCCACCCGGTAGATGATGGCCGCATAGCGGCCCACCATGTTGCGCCGATCCAGGTCCTTGAGCTTGGCCATGGCCCGCACGCTGCGCAGGAGCTTGCCTACACCCTTCTCCCACGGGCTTTCTGTGTCGCTGTTCGGCCGTTTGATCCGCGGCAGCTTCTGCCAGCAGCCATCGAGCAGTTTGTGCACGGCCCCATGGCCGGCCCCGCCCCGCTCGTAGGCGGCGTAGAGCATGTCGAAGCTGACATGCTGGCTGTAACCGTACTGGGTCCAGGCTGTGGGGCGCTTGGCGTCGAGCCCCAGCGAGCCGAGGAACTCACGCCGGGCACGTGAGACGTCGAGGGAGTTAGTAATGATCTCTGGCATGAATACACATGCTAGGGAGTCACGTTACATTACCTATAAAGGGAGACGACATGGCAGCTGGCAAAAATCAACATTACGTTCCTCAACGATATTTTCGAATGTTTTCTGAGGATGGAAAATCAATTAGGACATTGAAGTTATCGGATGGATCGATCATCCCATCGGCCTCAATAAAGGGGCAATCTAGTAAAGCTTGGTTTTATGGAACCTCTGACGTTGAAGAAAGGCTAGCTCAACTGGAAAATTTGACAGGGAAATCTCTTAGAGAAATATCCACATGCACCGATACAGCATCTTTATCGCTAGACACGTTAGAACATTTTCGTACATGGCTTGCAGTACAGAGAACACGCACGGAATCATCACGTCAAGCATCCAAAGGCACTGATACAAACCTAACTAAGTTATGGCTTGAAGCGGCAATAAATTCTAATGCTGAAATAGATGAAGCCCGAAGAGAGGATCTTCTGTCAGTCTTGCCAATGGTTGAAACTGTAGATTCAACATTCCAGCTGCAACGCATGGCAATTGCTGCCGAACATAGCTACAAACTTGCAGATTTGGATATTGTTCTAGTTAAAAATTTATCAGGAAAGCCATTTATTTTTGGCGATGCGCCTTGCATATACTGCAACCCATTGCGTCAAGATATAAATTACAAAGGCGTCCTAGGAATGAGTAGCCTTGGTTTAATCATCGCATTCCCTTTGAACCATCAATTAATGGCCCTTCTTTATGATGGACTTGTCTACAATGTACGTAAACCATCTACGGGTATTCGTACCACCAATCTTGCATCAGACATCACATCATTAAATAAACTGCAATTCCACGCAGCCTCAAGTTGTATTTATTATTCAAATGCAAGACATGATAGCTACATCTCTTATTTATGGAACCTAGAGAAGAATAATTTTACTGGTAAAAATTATATAAATGTTGAGACGGAGCCTGTCGCCAAAGGCGACGGAACTACATCTTCGATTTTTCACATTTACGAGCCACAACTACCCGTTAGATTAAATCTGTCATTTCTTTCCATAAAAAATCGTCCATTTCCAGAAGAAATAGATACTCGGGATGAATATAGATATTACATCAGGTAAATATCCCCACCTGAGGCTGCAGCAACCCATTGAACCCTCTCGCTGCCGCATCCACCTGATCATCATATTTGCCAAAAGGAAACAGGCGGCACTCATCAGTGAACGCCTTGTTCCAGAACCCACGAAGCATCAGCACATTTCCTGCGTTGATCTGACTGGCCAGCGGCGTGGCCCGCGTGACCTTGTCGCCTGATTCAGGGCTGAAATGCACGTTGTGGCCGGCCAGCAGCTTGGCAAAGGCCAGCACCTGGGACTTGCCGGCCTGGCCCGGGTCCTGCGGCAGGCTTTGCTTCAGGATGCGGCCGTCAACCATGGCCGTGTTTTTGATGAGCGCATCCCGCTTGTTCGTCTCGAACTGCTCGCGCTTCATGTCGGCAATGATGTAGCGGCCATCGCTCAGGCGCCCTACCTTGCCACCGGCAGTGAAGTCGCCCGATGCCGAGGCGCCCAGGTCCCAGCCCCGGCACCACTCCACCACGTTGTGCGGGATGGCATCCACGACCTGCAGCATGTCAGGCTGGATCGTTCCCCCGGCAGGCGGTGCCGGTAGCTGCCGGTACTGGCCGGCAAAGACGTAGGGTGCAGCCTGCTCCATGCGGCGCAAAGTGTCGGCGTCGTGCTTCTCAGGCCACAGCGGCGTCTCATCCTCGTTCCACACGGACAGGCACAGGTTTTCCCACACCTCACCATTGCCGCCAGCCACGGCCGGGCCTTTGCCGTCCGCCCCGCGGTCTCCAAGCAGCCAGCCCGCCAGATCCTCCTCGTGCAGGCGCTGCATGATGACGATGATGGGCGTGTCTGGGCTGTTCTTGCGGCTCTCCAGCGTGTTCTGGAACCAGTCAATCACCCCTTTGCGGATCACATCAGAGGTCGCTTCGTCGGCCTTGTGTGGGTCATCGATGATGATGGCACCGCCAAATCCCTCCCGGTGCTTGCCCGCGCCAAAGCCGGTAATCGTGCCGCCGGTGCCGGTGGCATACATCACGCCACCTTCAGAGGTTTTCCAGTGGTGCTGGGCATCGCTGGCCAGCTGCAGCCCCGGGAAGATCTCCTTGAAGGCCTCGTGCTGTACCAGGCCCCGCACGTTGGTGCTGTTGTTCGTGGCCAGGGCGCTTGAGTAGCTGGCGTGGATGAATTCGCAGTCGGGCACCTTGCCGAAGCACCAGGCGATGAAGTTCACCACGGCCAGCTCGGTCTTCGAATAGCGCGGCGGGATGTTGATCACCAGGCGCTTGCACTCACCCCGGTAGACCCGCATCAGGGCATCACAGATCATCTGGTGGTGCCGAGCACGCTGCCACACGAAGTTCTTGCGCTGCAGGAACATCCAGCGCGAGAAGCTATAGAGGTCCTCCCTGGCCCAGCCCACCGCCGCCAGCCGCTCAGCCGGGCTAAAACTTGGCTTGGACACTCTCTACTACTTCCTTCAGCTGCGCCGGGGATACGCTGCCATAGCCCACCGGCTGCTCGCCCGTGTTGAGCTCCTTGATCGTTTCCTTGTTGGCCGCCATGAGGTTGAGCGCCACGTGAGCACAGTCGTTGGCCAGCTTGGTCATTGCGGCCGCGCTCTTCAGGCTGTCGATGGACTTCAACGGCTCCGCATCATCGACCTTGTTCACCTCGCTATTTGCGAGGGCACTTAGCCGGTGTGCTGTCTGCGCGCCGTACTGGGCCGCGCTGGCCAGGTTGTCGCTGATGGCCCGCAGCTTGGATGCGAGGTTATGCGCAGTTATTTGCGCAGAAATCGGCAGTGCCATAACTGCGCGCTCTGTCGCAACTATTTGATTGGCAACGCTTTTGATTTCCTCCACCTGCGTAGATTTGCGTGCGCGGATCGTGGCTTCGGACACCCCGAACTCTTTGGCCAGCTTCCGTACCGCCTCGCCCTCCAGCATGCGGCGCTCAATCTCTTGCCACTGCTTTTCTGTCAGTTTCGATTTGCGGCCCATCAGTCCACCGCCTCCCCATCCATAGCCCGAACCGCCTTGCCCCGGGTGCGTGCCTTAGCGCCTGGGCGTGGGGGCACCTGCCGTGCGCGGCGCTGCTCCTCACGTTTGTAGTCCTCTGCAGTCCACCGGGATGGATAGGCCGCGCCTTCAATGCGCGTGACGCCGCGGCTTGGCTGGATCCGTGATGCGTACTTGCTACCCCCGGCCGTGGCCGCAGCAGTGCCCAGGCTCCCGCGGCGCAGGCTGAGTGCTTTGGAGGCCAGGTCGAACACAGACGACAGACCGGCCTTGGCCTCTGCGGGCATGCCAGCCCACTTTCCGGACCTGCTTTGGCGCACGGTGAGGATGGGGTCCGGCGGCCCATCCACCTCCTCTTCAATGGCCTTGGCCGCCTGAACGACCTCGGCAATCTTGGCAGCCCTGGCGCGCGGGGATTTAATCCTCACAGAGGGTGCTGGTGCGCGTGCAGCCCGCAGTTCCTCGAAAAGGCTCAATGTGTAGATGTCGATGTGGCGTTTCTTCATGCACCGCCCTCCTTCTTCAGCTTCTTGTTCTTCAGTCGATATTCGTCACGAATAGCCATCAGCTCCTGCCGGGTCCACTTGCGCCGCGCAACGGTCAGCACCCAGCGGCCGGAGCCCTGCAGTGCACTCCGCAGGAAAGGGAACAGCTGTGCCTTGATGGCCACCCAGGCCTGCTGCCTGCTGAACAGGTCGATCTCCAGCTTCTCAGGCATGGGCCGCCCTCCACAGCAGAGGCGCCCAGGGGTTGCCCTGCAGAGCCAGCAGAAAAGCTGCCTGCACCCGCGGTGCCTCCAGCACCTGGTGCGCCGGCGTACAGCACAGCGGGTTGCCGCAGCGCTGCGTGATGCACGCCTGCTCCGGTACCGTCACCCCGGTCAGCTCCAGCACCTGCTTTTGGACCCGGCGGTTGAAGCGCACCCCACCCTCGTGCACGCTCAGGTACGGGCGGCGGCGGATCAGCGCGCCCTGCCAGATCCAGCAGCCAGAATCGGTGGTGCATCGAGCACGGATTTGCGCCAGGGATATGCCTGTGCTCATGCCCGGACCTCCTGCAACGTGGTGTTGGCCAAAAGGCCCATGGCCTGCTCCGGCAGGGTAGAGATCAGCGTCTTGCCGGCGGCATTGCCGTTTTTGAGCACTGCGATGGCCCGTTCCCGATTCCCCACCAGGGCCGGGCGCGGCAACGGCAGACCACTTCGGGCGTACTCGTAGTCAGGCGAACGATCCCCGGCCAGGCGCCGCTGGTACTCAAACTGCCCGCGCGCGGTATAGGCACGGTGGGCTTCCTGAAAGCGGTGCTGCAGGTAGGACAGCTCATTGGTCTCTGTGCGGCACACCTTGGGCCAACCGCCCAGGTCCTCCACCACGGCGTGGATGGCCGGGTCGTCAAACACCACATCGCAGTAGGCACCCACCGCGCTCATGGCCTCGTGCACCTTGCCCCAGGCCAGCGCGGCTCGGTCGGTGCTGGTGCCCTGCAGCACGCGCACCAGGTCGGCCACCTTGGGGGCAAACTGGCCGCGCTCCGGGTCCATGGCATGGCGCTGCAGCGCGGTGGCCACCTGCTCCAGCTCGCAGCCCTGCAAAGCGCCCCACCACACGGTCAGCGTGAACGCGCTGCAGTCCTTGCCGTAGTACGCCATGGCGTCCGTCAGCAGGTCCTTGAACGCCGGCATTTCGTCAGCGCGCATGGCCGGCT